ACAAACTCAAACCGGCCTTGACCTAAAAATTCACGCAGCTGGCCGTAAACCTTGACGACTTTCATGCCGTAGCGCCTTTGCCGTGTTCTTCAGATAATAACCGCCGTACACATCCCGGCTAGACAAACGCCCTTGGATATGGTGCAACACCAATTGCTCTCCAAGGTAGATAGCAGCATGGTTTGGGACGGGTGATGAAAGCTGCATCAACACAGCATCGCCCCGTTCCAACTCCCCTATCGGGATTTCGTGGAACCCTTCTTTCATGAAGTTATCGAGGTACATGTTCTCGCCATGCTCCCACCACTGATCACGTCGTTCATAGTTATGTAAATCCAGGCCCCACTCACGCTTGTACCAATCGCGGCAAAGTGAATAACAATCAACTAGGCCATGCACAAACTCTCGCCCTACATAAGGCAGCTCAAACCCTTCTGGTTCACAGTATCCCCACAGCTCAGTGTTTGGGTTGACCACGTACCAAGGCAGCCCGCTGTTTTCGCACGCCACACGGTCAGCCGGTGATGGTGCGTGGTTTGTAACTGGGTGGCTATGCACGACAGCAATAATTTCACCACTGTCTTCCGTTTCCGCATACTCAGCAGAATCCAGCACAAAGTGCTCATCTGGCGTCTCTGCCAAGTTGGTGCAGGGGAAATAACGACGCCTGCCTTTGACAACAGCGACCAAGCCGCATGACTCTTTGGGCGCTTCTTGTTTTGCGTGCTCTAGCGCAGCCTGTTTGATTGACGGTGGCAGCGTCATTGAGTCAAACCAGCACCAGGGAACGATCCAAATGGAAGCTCAGCCGAAGCGCCGAACCGTGCCTTGCAACTGCTTAGACGCTTGCCACACCGATCATCTGCGCGAGCGGTCTGACTGTTGTCATTGACATCAAAGAAGTCAGTGCCTGAATAACTGCACTCTGTGCTGCGGTACTCCCACTGACAGATGTTTGCGACGATTTGCCTCTTGGGAACAACCGTTCCGGCCATATCAAACTTGCTTGCCAGCTCAAAGCTCACAGCATCACGATTTTCAGATGCCTTGCGGTCGATATACCAGATTTCTTCTGGGAAACTTGCGTAAGGGTCTGCCGCAGTCTCACCATCCAAGAATTTCTTCAGTGTGCGGATACGTTTTACCTCTGCGCCCGTAAGGTCATTTCCTGGCGTAACAAGGTTCACATCTAAAAGCAGCGCCGTAATATCACTGTTCAGGTTGGCGACAGTTAAAGTCGGGCGCGGCAAGCTGCCAGTGCTGGTGTACTCAAACCCTTCTGCTTTTATAGGCAGCCTGAAATAGCTGTTGCCGTTCCAAAGGATATTGCCGTCAACATCTGCATTTGCCCCGCTGTGCCAACGCACGACTGTCGTTGCGCCGTGCAAGTCATTGTCAAGATGCAGCTCAAACAGTTCGATGATTGCGCTTGGAGCAAGCTTGGCTAGTTCCTCATGGATTGAGCTAATCGCCGTCCATGTGACCGTGCTATCAACGACAGTGCTGCCAATGTCTGTAGGCCACTCCGGCTCTGAACTAGCAGACGTTCCAGCGGTTGTGCAGCGAAAAACTAAGCCGCTTGGTTGCAACGCCGTGGCGCGCCGAACGTCACCAACAGAAAAAGCAGTGCTAGCGGCCCATGCAGTGAATGCCATTACGGTTCAAAAACTTGCCTGAATGTTGTTTGAATGATGGCAAGATTGCCATAAGGAAGTGTTTTTGACCACTCCTCACAGACCCATTTATACGTTTCTGTTTCGTCTGGAGGACTCCAGTCAAAGCTTTCATTGTCAGCAGCTCTAGCGTCTAAGAAAGTTTCAATTGTGTCTGAATCTGTCTCGCTTATATTCTCAAACGTCAAGTTCCAAACCTTTGGATTTTGATTTAAACCAAACGTGAGCCTCTGTTCATAACCATCACCAAAACGCACAGTACGAACTGACGGTGCGCTTGCTTTGCTGGCTCCATAATCAGGAGTTATGTCTGGGAAAGTTGCCATTACGCGAGTAATCCTCCTGGACGTTTTTGTTTAATTAGTTCTGCTTGAACCGCAGCACCAAGCATCTTGCCGAGTTGACCTGCCTGTTCATTGTCACCCTCAACACTAGAGCCAGAAGCATCGACATTCACCACAACATTACCGACTCCGCCAGAACTCTCAACTCCTAGCTTGCCACCAGGGCCACGACGAAGAGGAAGGATGGCTTCTGGCCCTGCCTCACCCATGATTCCAAATTGACCAGCACCGCCGTTGGCGTAAGAGAACATTGTTGGCCTGTTAACAATGCCGCCTTTGGCGTAAGGAATGATTTTGTTTTTTGCGAATACCCCACCATCAGCCATACGCAAGCCACCCCTTGAAGCAATATCACTGAATATGTCCCCACCACCAACACCACCACTCATGCCAGGCAGCAAGCCGACCACTTTGTTCAAAATCGCCATTGTGATCATTTTTTGGATAATTTGCGCGGCCATATCCATGAAGAAGTTGGCAATATTTTTGAAGAAACTTGCGAGTGCTTCTTGAGTGGTGGCGCTGCCGTCAATAACACTTCTAAATGAATCAGTGAATGCCGTGCCAATGGCTGCACCCGCATTCGCGACTACATTGATTGGATTGACAAGCTGTGCCAGTTCTTCCCTCATCTCTCTGATCCGAGCAATGCCCTGCTCAAATATCGTTGGGTCGATTGACTGCCTGATTAGATCAAGATCTTCAGGTGTTGCGCCAGGATTTTGTTCTCTAAAGCTTTCCTGTGCGGCTTTTACGCGCTCTTGAGGACTAAGCAGTCCAAGCCGGTCTCTTAGCTGCATTCGGGCTTCATTTAACTTGCGCGCCTCTTCTGCTTGCTTCTTGTTCTGATCAGTAATGTCTGTTTCAATTTTAAGCATTCCGTTCCTAAATTTCTCTGCAGCTTTGAATACAGCAAGAATTTGCTCATTAGCCCCTAATTCTTCTGACGCAAGAACAGCAGTTTGTCTTTCAAGAATTAGCGCTCTTCTCTTTTCATCATTCGTGGCATCAGTACGCCTAGCCACCTCTGCGGCTAAACGAGCTTGCAACTGAAGATCTGAGATATCTCTTGGACCTTTAGGAGTCTTACCCTTGCCGCCTTTATCTTTGTCTTCAATGGTTGGATCGTCGTAACCTTCTTCACTCTTTAACCTAAATCTTGCCAAAAGCTCATCAGGAAGTGCAGCGCCCTGCCGAGCGTCATACAGCGCCACTTCCCTTCTTGCTCTCAATTTATCGATTGTGTCAACAAGTTTTTTGTCTTTTGCTCTTGAAAACTGTCCAGGCAGCCCAAAACCCTCACCCCTTATGTTGTATGGCGTTAACTTGTCTTCGTTTTGAAGCATTCTATCTCTTGCTAAATCGTATTCTTTCGTTCCTCCAAGTTTTGCTATTTCTGCGTCCACCTGAGCCACGCCACCGCTAGATATCAATGCGTTTAATTGCGCTTGCGCTCTATTAGCCTTATTCAATTGAATAAGAAGAACTGTGACCCCGGCGGCCAGCGCAGTGTACGGATTCACTAAAGCCGTTGTATTAAGTCCAATTAGCGCTGCCCTTGCGGTGCCCGCTGCCTTGGACAATTTCGCCATGGCTCCGGCGAGACCACCAATTGAAGACATAATTGCTGTGATTTTGCCAACAGTTACTGTGGCTAAAACAACAATCGCAACTTCTAAAACTTTGCCAAGATTTTTCGCAATGTCCAGAAAAAATTGGGCTATCTTCGGCAAGACATCCGCCAAGGTTGGCGTTATCTCCTCAATAAAGCGTGCAAATGCATCTTGAAACTGTGCTCCTATAGGTACTAATCCCTCACCAACAGCTGCCTGCAAATCTTGGATTTGAACTTGAAGCCTTGCTCCAGCATCTGCGTTTGAATCTGAGATTTTTTCAGCTGTGCCTCCATAAGTAGAACCCAATTCAACTATAAATCTCATCAACTCATTAAGGCCAACAGTGCCTGCCTTGAGATTTTTTTGTAGCTCAGGCAACGTCATCTTGTTGGCCTTGGCAAACATTGTGACTGCGCCTGGAAGTCTTTCGCCAAGCTGACCGGAAAGTTCTTCAGCACTTACCTTTCCCTTACTGAAGACCTGCACCATCGCAGTAATCGCGCCCTTCACATCCTCGGTAGAACCGCCAGTTGCCTTAATAGCAGCACTAATATTTTTAAATGTGAGAGTTGCATCGGTCAGCGGACCGCCTGCACCTTTGACAGCAGCAGCCAATCTCGTGACTCCTGAAAGTGATTGGGCTTGAGGAATATTTAGTTCTTCAGTTGCCTGCCGAGCAGCTGCAACTGCAAAATTAAACTCACCTTGACTGCTAGTGACTCCCTGCAAAGCAATTTTTAGCTTCTCAATTTTAGCTGCATACTCTCCAGCCCCAGCCATCAATTGCCTCAATCCCTTGAGCTGGGCACCAATAGCTGCACCAGTGAAAGCACCTTGAACCCCTCCAAGCGCTGCGCCACCAAGAGCGCCTAATGCACCTTCTGGGCCTCCAAAAATACCACCAGAAATAACAGCACCAGCGACCTGAGTTGCACCTCTCGCACCAAGCCCACCTCTTTTCTTTTGACCCTGAGCTTTTTGCAGTTTCTGGGTGTATTTTTCAATATCAGCAGTCAGCTCCTTGAACTCTTTGCTGTTTAAATCTGCTTCTCTTCTTAATCCACGCAAAGCACCAATCTGACCCTCTATGGTGCTAATGCTGTTATTACCCTTCTGCCCTAATTGCGTTACCTCATTTCTAAGTTTCTGAATCGTTTGACTGGTTGGGCCTGATATAACCTTCAGTTTCGATATTGAGCTGCCAATCTTGTCAATTACAGCCTGAGCGCCTGTGTCTTTAAGGTCAACCTTGATGGAAAGAGTACTAATTGCCTTTGCCATCAGAGCGCTTCCTCAGTTCGTTAAGAGCTGCTGCCTCCAGAATCTGAAGACGTTCCAGCGTGTCGCGACGATCTTCCACATTGTAGAGGTCAAACAAGCCCCCGGAACACAGCAAAACCTCATATCTCAACCCAACAAACCCACCCATGGTCACTTGCCATTGAGTCTGCACACGCAGAAACATCATCACTGCTTCCCAGTTCTCTTCCCAAACCTCAAAGTCATTTGACTCTTTTGGTTCTGCTTTTGGCAGCTCTAAACCAAAAACCGCTGCGTCCTCTTCTGTCTTGTCCTCGACAGGAGCATCACCTGAAGCCCAGTAAGCAGCGGCTGCTTTTAGTTTCCCGCTTCTGCCTCTGCGTAAGTTGCCGCATAAGTGTTCAACACAGCCTTGATCCAATCAGAATCATCAGCTTGTTCCTCAAGCACTTCATCGCTGAACGGAACTTCTTCTCCATCCTCATCAACGATGCCTTCCCAGCCAACGAGAACTTTTCTGATCAAACCAATATTGTCATCGTCTTTGCTGTCCTGGAGCTTTGACATCCCCACTCTTTTAAATACAGCAATAAACTCAGATGTTTCAAACTCTCCTGGCTTGGTGTCACTGGGCTCTTGAACTTGAACAGGCCACTTGAAGGTTTTAACCTTCTTACGAACAAAAGCCATTAGATAAGGGCATAAGCTGACTCAGCTTACACAAAAAAAGGGAGCCCGCAAAGGC